CCCACCAGCTGGACCTGTATCAAGAGGCATACGCTGCGGGGCAATGCCGCCTGTATATTCCAGATACGAATGAGATTTCTGGTTTGCCGTGTTCCAATTGGCGTCATCATCGGCAAAGCCCTTCGGCCCAATGAAAGGAACGCGCGGGGCGAGCGCTATCAATTCTGTGGACGTAGTCCTCCAATAATTGAACATGCGCTGCGCATCTTTGGCAGGGTTAATCAAACTGCGGAAATACCGCTTTCCCTCAATCGAAAACTCGTCGCCATAGACGGGGATGATCGGAATGAACTTACCCGGCCATTCGTTTTCCTCCTCTAGAATGTCAGCACCAGACATGATGGTCTGTGTAACCTTGTGCGATTTTGTCTCACGCTCTTGGACAATGGAAATCGCACCGGCCTGCAATGCTACGGACAAATCAGGGTCTGCCTCGATATCCTCTTTCGCCATTACGCGGCCATCGCTCAACAGCACAATTCGCTTGGCTACTTCCTTGCGCTGCCACCACTCAGCAATGAGAACGCCATCATCATTTAGCCAGACGCCGCCATCTTTGCTCCAACTATCATCGGACCAGTCAACATTGGCAACATCGCCATATTTCTTCTTGAAATCGTCTTTCGTCAGCCGGTCAACAACAAAAGCGACGTTCCAGTCCGAACTGTCAGCCGATGTCGAATTGGGATCGCCATGCACCGAATGAACATTCATCACGCGGTCGATTTTCAAATCCATGTCAAACGAATCGTCATAGGCGTAATCAAGCCCAACCCGGATGAAACCAAACCCGCCCGTGACCGCGCTTTCAACCGCTGTATCATAGGCAACGTCGGCATTGGATGTGTATTCAATATTCTTGATCAGCCCGTTAATGATATCTGCCGTCTTGCGATCAGCCCCGCTATCCGCTGGCCTCACCTTGATGCCGGGCTTGTTCTGGCGACTGTCATTGACAACCTGCCGAATGAATGCCTGCATTTTGTTGATCGTCAGGCATGGCCGCCCCTCTTGCAATCGCTGCGAGGCAATCTCTTGCGGCCATTGCTCCGAGAGCCGGGCAAAACGGATATCCTCAAGCGACATGTCGTAGTTGTGTTTATTGGCGCTGACGCACTTGTCGAACATCTCACGGCCCTGCTTTACGAGGGCAGCTTTGTCAGCTTTTTTTGTGCCGCTTTCACTCATACCGCGCCCCAATATTCAATCGTATAATAGCCGTCTTGCGTTTGCGTTTCTTTCACCACAAACGGGACCTCGCCAAACCTTTGACGCCACCTTGTATCAAGCGCCTTAATGATCTTGGCTTGTATCGCGGCGGCGTGATCGGCGTATGGCCTTGCCAAATCATCTCTAATGCAGTCTTATTTTTCAGCCATTTTTAGCCCAATTCAATCTATTGGTGCTGTAACCCCGCGATTTGGAGCATTTTTGCTCTACAAAACCCGGTGATTGCAACCGTTGATATGTTTTATCCCATCCATCCGCCAACAACGGCAGGGCGGCGCTTTTCTTCTCGCTTGAGGCGGGGCTCCTCATACACAACCGCCGCCAATCCAAACGCATCCGCGCCATGGCTTGACCAGTCGTGATCGGGTCCAAGACCAATCCCGCGATCATCGTCTCGCTTTTCGTGATACCATCCGATAGCATCGATACCCGCCTGGCAGGTTTTTTCGTTGAACCACATGGCCGGGAATAGTCGCCTTGCCGCCTCGATACGCATTGAAGCCGCGCCCTTGCCTTGATTGGGAACCACCGTCACTTCGAAGCCCGCAGCCCTTAGCGCGCTTTCGTATGACACGTCATACACCTTATCATTCGTCGAACCATCGTGCGGAAGGATGCACAGCGCCTTGCCATACCCATTACCTCTCAACCATGCCACATGAGTAGCGAGCGGCTGCCCTACGGCCTCATAATAATTGAGAAACCGGATTTCCCGCCCGATGAACTGGCATATCCAGATTGAACACGCATCAGCTTTAGCGCCCGTGCCGCCAATATCCCAAACCGCTCGGATTGTCATAAGCGGATCGGCGGCGACATTGCCTATCCTTCCCTCAGTCCGCGCTGTCTGCAAATGCTTGGCAAAGTAAGCGCCGGTCAACACGGTTGCGTAATCGCCTTCCCAGATGTGCGGATATTGATCTGCTTCATTATTGAGGCAATCAAGCCGCTCTTGCTCCAAAACCTTCGGAAACCATGGGTTATCACGCCAATTCGCCTTGACCACGACCGCGCCGGTTGGAAGCGCCGAACTGCGCAACATCACGTCAACAGGGTCTTGTTTGCGCCTTGGGTTCCAGCCTAGCCAAATCTCCGAGCCGTCTTTGCGGATTGTCGGGCGAAGCAAGTTCATTGACCGGGCCGAGATGCTCTGCGCTTCTTCCCCCCACGCTACATCAATGCCTTCAAATGACTTGATCGATTCCGCTGTGTGGTCTTGGAGGCCTTGGAACATGATTGCGCCGTCTCCCGGTGTTTCAATCACCTCCCGAAAGACTTTGAAGCCGTCCGCCTCGCCAAGCCCGAATTTATTAATCTTGTCCTCTAACAGCCGCTTGGCTGATTCCTTCAGCGACTTTTGAACCTCACGAAAGCAAAGGCCGCGAAAGCCTCTTGTCATCATGGAGTATTCAATCATGTGATCGGCGAAGAAATGAGACTTGCCAGAACCACGTCCGCCATGCGCTCCTTTATATCGCGCCGGTTCTAGCAGCGGCTCGAATATTTCAGCCGTTGGTATCTGAAGTGTTCGCACGGATGATTTGACGTTCGATCTTGTGGACATGCTGGATTGGATTGTCCTTGTCTCCAGCTACTTTGTCAGTGATGAGGCCATTGACCTTTGCCTTGCCCATTGTCGCGCTGATAGCGGCGGCTGCTTGACCATTGAGGCGGGCAAATTCACGGTCTTCCATTAGCTCTTTAGTGATAGTTTCAATAGTGACAAGAGTGCGTTCAGCGGCTGCGGCTTGGAGTTCGGACACCCTTAGACCTACATTAGGGTCTCCAAGTGTGCGACACGCCTCAACCCATATGCTTTCTGGCTGCATGTTCTGCGCGTCATAAGCGCGGCGATAGGCTTCACTGGCGTTGCCTGTCTCTACATAGGCGAGGGCAAACGCCTCTTGCTTTTGAGTGAGGGGCTTGGACATGATTGGCCTATTTGGGGGATTTTAGCATCGATTAAGATAATTCGGCATTAATGATGTTTGGCTATCCGCGCCATGAGGTTTTGAGTTTGTTGTCCACCCGCGTTCACAATACCAATCAAGTTCATTATCCGAACAAACCGCCGCATGTCTATATCCTGCTAGCCCATGAAAGAAGATTGTAGTCATACCAAGACAAGGTGTGAATGGTGGTTTGTTGCTGTCTGGCGAGATAGACGTCATGGCGATCCTCGATTGGATTTTGTGGACTTCACCACCATTGTGCATTTATTCCACATTCGGGCGCGCCGGTCAAATGCCAAATCATGACGCTTTCCGATAATGAAGTCATTGAGATTGTTGTCTTTTAGAGCTTTTGAGAGAGATAACACCCTGATTCCACTCCGTTATTTCACTTTTCTCTTGACGTATTCACGGCTTTTAACTAGACTAAAACAATTCGGGGCAGACTGCAACACAGCCCACCCCGAAGGTGAACGACCAAAAAACAGCCGTTCAGTTTACGGTAACAATCGGGATACTCCTAACTCCAGATATCTGGCTTTTGGGGGTTGATCGGAGCACCAAGGGATGACGTGCCGGACAGCAAATTCTCCCTAGTGCGGTTAACGGGTGCGGGCGCGGCTGGACTCGAACCAACATTCTCCCGGTTACGAACCGGGTGCTGTGCGCCTGGGGAGGCTTCCAGTTCAGCTATGTCACTCGCGACTTCTCAAATCAGTCTACTTGTCTCAATGGGATAATTCCCTTCCGATATGCGGTGACCCGCGTCTGGAATCCCCAATGAGACGCCAGCGAGCCGAGACACTCCCTCAATCGAAGCGAGATAAAATCCTGCCGCTTCTTGTCGTTGGCGAGGTCTTTAGGCCATCGGCCCTCTCCACATAGCTTGATGACAAGATCATGCCCTTGCGGTCCTAGGGCTTGGCAACAGTCCTGCAGAACCTTCCCGGCCTCCAGCTGATAGACCGCAATCTGCTCTTGCGGCTTTCCGCCGTCAACTTTTGTGCGGCTGTAGTCGATTGCCTGAGCGCCCGCGCCGCCCATGGCTTCGAATGACTTACGCACCTTGTCGCCCGCCCTGCGCTCTGCCTCTGAAATGAGGCTCTTGGCAAATAGCCAGCTCACATAGCTCTCACGGGGATTGTAAGCAGCCATGATCTTGCGTGGATTGGCGCTTGTGCCAGCATGGACGCGCTGGAAATTGGGGTTGTCAATCTCGACCATGATAGTGCCAGCTAGGGTGATTTGCGGACGCGCTTTTGATGGTCTGCCCTTACGCGCCATGTTTGAGCCTTCGAATATTCGACATGTGAGTTGGGGCCATTTCTCTTGCCAAGTAAACGCCTTGTTTTTTGAGCGCGTGAATGATTGTCGTGTGATCCCTGTTGAAAAACGAGCCTACTTGGGGGAGGCTTAAATGCGGAAAGGCCGCGCAGAACTCAACGATAATACTCTGCCTGACATCCGTCAATTCCCGCTGTTTGCCGCGTCCAATGAGATTTGGATGGGTGATGCCGTTCTCAAC